TTAGTCATATCAACTAACACTACTATTTCATCTTGTAATCTTTTATTTTTTCTTAAAAATGTAATAAGTCGTTGTATTTCGAGAAACTCATTACATACTGTTATTGCATAACTTATTTTCATATTTTTTGCAATTTTGGTAATTCAATTTTCTTTAATTGAGGTAATTTCAATTCAACTGCTTTTGGTAATTTATCAATACCTTCAGCTGCAATATCTAATACATTACTATAAATTTTTGATACTGCATCTTTAGTAAAATTAGTATTCACAAAGAATCGTTGGCGCTTACCTAATTCAAGCCATTTTTTATAATTTTCTTGAACTTCTTGCATCATTTTTCCAGCATAAGCATAATCAACTGTAAACCAATTTGCTGCAGCAAGTAACCAATCATTTGCAGCTGTTGCATGAATTGGGGTCTTAACACCTGGTAATGCACATATGAAATCTTTTTTCAAGAAATCAGCTTGTCCAGAATAATGTGGTGCGATAATTGGTTTACCGGTAGTTGCAAACTCTAATAATGGACGGCCAAAGCCTTCTGCTTTAGTAAATGTAATAAATGCTTTTACTTTAGGATGATTATACAATGAATTCATTTCATTATCAGTCAAATCTCCATGTAATACATAAACATTTGGCAATTTTGCATTTGGGAACAATTCACGTATTTGATTGATACGAGACTCGATTTCCATTCGATCCATTACCGCATATGTAGCACCACTCGTTTTTAATAACAAAGCCGGTTGGTTCTTTTTATTTTTGTATGTTTCAAAAAATCTATGAACCAATCCTCCTACATTTTTACGATCTTCTCCAATTTGTCCTTGCAACCAATGTCCAACTGAAAGGAAAACAAATGATTCTGAGATTTCATCTAATAAATCTAATTTAGATACTTTTTCCGTATTATAGATTTCTTTATCAAAATATTCTGGTACAACATGTATCGTAGGATTAATGTTTTTATTATAATGGCGTGCTGAATCTTCAAATACTTGTTTAGTAAATTCACTCGGAACAATAATCAATTGCATTGCATTTAAATTCTCGATCCAGCTCTCAGGACATAAATCACCTTCAGTTCCTGCCGTAATTCCAATATTGTATTTACCAACTGCTTGCAATTCGCTTGGAACTGATACCTGAACCCAAACTTCTGGTTGTTCTCTCAAAGGTAATCCAATAACTCGTTTTTGCCAATCTTCGGAAACCGGGAAGGTCATTGGTGTTACGCCCCATGGCAATGAAACCAATTTAATATCCCATTCGGCTCCTTTAATATTAATAAAATTATCTACGATTTCACGTACGTGATGACCATAACCTGATTGTGTGGCAACTGGGCCTGCTATAACTACTTTTCTCATTTCGTAACGATTCCTGTATTTTTGTATTTTTTTGGTTCAACTTTATGCAATGTATATCTGGGTCTAGATTCACGTTTTGATTCAAACAAATAATTGAACATTTCGATCATTTTGTTACCCATTTGTTCAGAAGTTAATCCATTAGCTAATGCCCATTGTCTTCCTTCATATCCACACGCAGCTCTATTTTCTTCAGTCATATTATACCAATACATGATTGCATCGCCTACATCTTCAAAGTTTACTCTATCATCAAAGATATATGGTGTTGCTGGCGATCCTTGTAATGAACGATTTGCTGGAAATACTGGTTTAGCCCATGTTCCATGTTTTTTGAATCGCCCCATATGATTGGTTGTAAATTCACCATCAAAACATAACCAATTACCGTCTTCATCTTCAAACCCACATTGGTCTTGTAATCCGCCGGTAACATTATTAATGATTGGTGTGCCTGACAACATTGCTTCTGTTGAACTAAGTCCCCAACCTTCATTTGATCCAATATTTACAACTACATCTACAACGTTATATAATGCATTTAAATCGGTTGTAGATAATTTTTGTTCTGAAAATAATATTTTACATTCAGGTGCCAAAGTTTTCCAAATTGCATATAAATCAGTTCCATTATCATCAACTGGTTGTGTATGCATTAATAATGCAACTTTGCTTCTTTGTTCCTCAGGTAATTGATTTACGAAATGTTTGAATGCTAAAATTAAATCACCTGGTTGTTTTCTTCTAATATTGCGGTTATTCCACATTACAATAAAATCAGTTCCAGAATCTGTTTTCCATCGTTTTAGCATAGCTTTATATGCATCTGATTTAGTATCTGGTTTAAACAGTTTATGATTTAATCCATGGGGAACATATCCAGTTACAATTTGATTTGGTTTAACATTAGTTGGTACAGCACCATCATCATAATTTACTACATCAAATCCATTCTGTTTTAATACTTGTTGATGAATAATATCTGACTGTTTGCTAATTCCCATGATCATATCACAACTTGCATAAAACGGAGCATTCCACATTGGGAAAGGGAGATCATCCCAAATTGAATAATATGTAATTGGAATATTAAAGGTGGTTCGAACTTCGTGTTCTATTTGATATAACCATGTCCAATAACGTGGATCTGTAAAGTGAAGAATTGCATCTGGTTTTTCTTGATTTAAAAC